CTATACCTGCTCCAGCAGCAGCGCCGAAATCTGGGTCATTGTAAACCAATCCTCTTTCTTCAATAGTAGAGAATAAACCTTGAGTACCCGTGATAGCTGCTCCTGATGCATCTGTAAAAGCACTTTGTGCATTAGTTGCTTCAACCATACTCATTTCTAAATAGTCTTCAAAACGAATTCTAGACTCGTGCTCAGATTTTAAATACCATAAGTATCCACCTGTTCCGATCTCAGTAGTAACTTCAACCCATCCAATTTGAGCAACATCTGAACCATTTACAGAGTACTTGTCTCTTAAGATGATTGGTTTGTTACTGAAAGTAGTGAAAGAAGCATCAACTGAATTACCAGCTAAGCTAGATCCTTTTCCATATTCAGAACCAAATACGAATAAGTTAAGAGGGTTAGCTGCATCTGCACTAAAAAGAGCTGCATCTAATGCTCCACTAGCTGTGTCGTATGCTTTAATAGCATAAGGCTGTAATCCGCCTGCAACTGCTCCTGCTGATACGATAAAAGCTTTATTTGTTACGTTACCTTTTGAAATAACAACTGTCATTCCAGGTCCTAATAATGGAACTTTTCCATCTGCTCCAGGAGAAGGTAAAGAGATTTCTGTACCAGTAGCGTTAGATTCTACAGTATCATAAGCGATATGTAATCTTCCTTGCTCAGACCAAACTACTTGATCAGATGCCATTGGCATTTCTGCTCCAACCATACGTAAGAAACCAGAGATAGTACGGTTACCGTATCTTTCTACTTCTTTCTCATATACTTCTGGTAAAAATTGTTGTGCCCAGTCCATATCCTGTAAAGACAAATAGTTGTCTCCGAATAAACCTTTTACTGGTCTTGGTGTTAAATGCGCTAAATTAGCTAATGTAGCTGGCGCTTGTGCAAATCCTGCCATAATTTTTTACTTTAAATGTTTAAATGATTTTATCTTTAGTTTTGAACCATCACCTCCACTGTCAACTGCTCTTACGCTCCACCCACCATTGTTCGGTTTAACATCTTCGTGAACACCTCTCGCACCCATTTTAATGTTTTTTGAATTTGATACGCTTGCTTTCAATGCATCGGCTTTACCCTGCTCATAGAAATGTTGTGCGACAGAATCAGCATTCATAGCTGTAAACAAACTTTTGTGATAACCCGAAGCATCTGACATTTCACCATCTTCATTCAAGAACTTCTTGACAAAATTGTTAATGTCACTTTGAGTATTTTTCACTGTTTCCGCATCTTTTACTTTAAAACGGTATTTTTTATCACCAACAGAATAATCAAAACCTTTGAAATCCTTATTAAATAATTTACCTGTTTTATCTAAAAACACATTTGTTTGCTTCTCAGCTGTTTGAGTTGCTAGTTCGTTTTCTTTTGTATAGCGATTGAAAAAATCCACCGCTTTCTTTTGTTCTGGAGCTAATTTACTACCTCCTTTTATTTCTTCGTAATATTTAGATTTTAAATTGTCTAAGTATGTTTTAGCTTTTGAGAGTTCTTCTTTCCTAGCTATTTTCTTTTTTATTACATCCCTGTCTTCGTCTATGTCTTCATCATATGCGAAATTCTCATCTAATAAGAATTCAACTTCATCGCTGTTTAAGTGAGGTTTTGATGATTGATAATATTCTTTTAATAATTGATCTTCATCTAATGAACCATAATCTACATTTAATTTAACGTAGTCCTCTAAACTTCCTCCTGTGTCATTTATAAAATCAACTACTTTTTGGATGTTCTCCGGTAACTCAACACCTGCAGCCTGTTCTACTATAGCTTGCTCAACCTGCTCTTCGAGTTCTACTGCTGTCTCTGCAATTTCTTCGTCTGTTACTTCTTGTAAAAATTCATTCTCTAATTCTTCAGGAACGGATTCTTCAACTTGAACGGGGTCCGGTTGTTGTGGTACTTCTGCTTCCACTTCTTGTATAGGTTCGGCTTGTTGATCTGCAACCACGTCTGCTGTTTCTTGCTCTGTATTGGCATTTGTTTCCATTGGTTTTGATAAATCAAGCTTTAGAGTTCCGTCTTCCGAGACAGATGCTGGACCTGTTTGCTCTACTTGCTCCACTGTAGCTGGTGCTTCAGTAGGTTTTTCGGTAGGTTTTTTTATTTTAAACGTACCTTCTGTGTTTTGTGCTTCCGCCATGATAAAATATTATATAATTGTTACTACTATTATTACCTAGGTTCGAAGGAACCTAAGCCAAATCCACCACCCATCACGTCATTTCCCGACGATTCAAAGTCTTTTGGTGGTAAATCTTGTTGTCTTTGAGCAATCATCTCACTCTGTTGCGTACCCTGCATCTTAGTACGCTTGTCCTTTCGGTCTTCTATGGAATTTTCTTTTGCCTTCATAGCTTCAACCTCAACATCTTTAAGTTTCATGTTGTACTGAAATTCCAGCTCCATCAATTCTTTCTTTGCTGCTACTTCAACTTGTATTCTTTGTTGTTCGATCTGCCCTTTCAACTGTTCAAGTTGAGATTTTGTAGAGAATAGAGCCTGATCCTTTTGTATTTCAGCTTGAGCTGCTACTTGCTGGGCTTGAGCGTTTGCTTGTGCTTGTGCTTGTATGTTAGCTTGCTGTTCAGCTTGAATTCTTTCTTGACGCTTTTTTTGCTTAACTTTCAGCAATTGATTAGCTAATTTTATATTTTTAACTTCGCGGATATCGATAGCATCGGATAAATCTATTAAACCTGCTTGTAAAGCTACTTGTACATTGTTTTCCAAAACCTGTTTTTGTTCATCATCAGGTCTTAACTCTAAAAATATACCAAAGTCGTGTAAATGCAAGTCACTTAGCTCTTCTAGAGTAGCTACATTAAATCCACCTATCTTTTGAATAAAAGCCTCTTTAGCTGGATGGTATTCTAATATATCAGATATCCTAAGAGATAAGCACTCCGCTGTTTCTTTTGTTAAGAACAATCCGGCATCTAGTATATGTCTTGTAGCTGTGTTTGAATTTGCTGCCGCCATTTTTTGAATACCCACTAAAGCTCTTGAATCAGGTGTGCTACCGTCTCTCGCTTCGTTTAATCCAGTTACATCTCTTATCATTTGTAGATAATAATTGTAAGTCTGAATTAATGTTGCCATTTTTTGACCACCACTACCAGTTTGTATTTCCTGAATTGGAACTTTTCCAGGATTCATATCTCCATCTTGGGTGAACGATCTACCAATAACAGATCCTGTTTGGAAGAACATATTAAGCGCTTCTTGAGGGTTGTAGTTAGTTCCGTTACCTAAATCAACTTCATTAATACCATCAGCGTCTAAATAAACACCGTCAGGTATCATTCTCTGAAGTACTTGCTGTAGCTTTAAATGAGTTAATTGAATCATATCTGCAAAACCTGTACATCTACTAACTATAGATTCTATCTTGCCTTGATACATTCTAGGTGCAGTAATAGAGTAATTCATTTTAACTTTAGATGAATCACTTTTAGGTCGCATCATATTCGGAGCCATTTCCCATCGCAATAATAGGTTAGTACCTAATACCATCACACCTTCGTATAGCACTTCTAAAGATCTAGATAACTTACCGTACTCTGCTTCATAAGCTTCTATAGGTGGATCATACTGATCATCTCTTACTATTACCTTAGTTGCGCCGGTTGCTGTTTCTTTAACCTTGTAAACCTCATTCATATAAGTTTTGTAATTAAAGTACAAAAGCTGTATTACGTTTGAGTCTCTGTTGTTATTATAGTCGTTGGTTAAATTATTGTTATATACACCCTTATTCTGTGTTCCTTGTTGTTGAATTTGCTCTAACTGACTTTGTGTTAAATCGGGGAATTGTTTCTTAAGCTCATTAATAGGCACAAATTTTACTTCACCTACATAATATATATCTTGAAAGTAGGGGTCTTCTGTATAAGAATAAACCATATAAGCTGGATCTACGTATTCAACAGTAACTCCATTAGATTCTGTAAAGTTGTTCTTAACAGCTCCAATACCTAGTATAGTTAAATCTTCGTTTATTCTTCTTTTTGTTAAATCGTAATTATTGGTAACAAGCATTGTATTAATAGCTTCTTCTTCCGCTATCTCGATACCTTGCTTGTAGCTAAGTTGCATGTGTATATCTAGCTCCTCTTCAGAGTCAGGTAATTTATCAGGAGCATTCTCAAACAGATTAATACCAAATTGCTCTTGAGCAAAGTTGTTTAATTCTTGCGTTTGCATATCTCTGATTATGGACTCCATATAAGCGGTCCTTTTAGAAATACCGTAAGGGTCTTGAGAGTAAGCTGTGATATCAAAACTTCTATCGGATATACCATTAACTACAATATCTACAAATTTAGATAAAATAGGTACGGGTTTCCAGTCTAAGTTTAGGTAAGATAAATCTCCGTTTATAGACATTTCGTCTTTATACTTTTGTATAGGTTGCTCTCCTCTTGCATACAATCTTAAAGCATTGAATGTATTTTGATTGCTTTTAAATCTAGTTATTCCGGAATTACCATCAAACCATTCATTAGCAATTGCTCTACCAACTTGTAACCCATAATCAAAAGACATCTTCTCTTGATCACTTACAACTTGACTTGGAAAAAAACTATTTGTTACGCCTCTAGCCATATTATTATTTTATTATCTCGGATAAATTGCCGTCTTGCCTATATTTTGCAAATTTAACTTTCATTGTTCTTTTTTGTATTGGAGCACTCGGCCTGTATAGATCTTTGTTGCATGCCATTATCGCTAAGCCGGAGCTTATTGCCGCATCAAACTTTGTTCTATTATTTATATCAAATTTAGACCAGTCATTCAATGTCTCTGTGAAATACATTGTACCGTAATTTCCATCTGACTTTAAACCTACGTAACTATCTATATACATTTCTATAGCAGATGCGTGCGCTTGTTTTATATCTTCACTTGAATTCGGTATTCCACCTATTTCTTTTTCTGTTACCGACAACTTATTCCAAAGTTTATCCGGTCGGTTCATTGAGTATCCTCTGTAGCCTCTTCTCTTAAAATAATACAAAAGCCTAGGTTTGTTGTTTTCACATAATAAAGGCATTCCGTAAAATACACAAGCCATTAGCACATCTTCGAAAAATATCTCAGCTGTTTGAGGCCTTGCTATATATTCTAAAAAGAAAGTACTTGGAGGTGCGTCTTCCATACTAAATTTAGTTAACCCATGCAATGCTCCCTTAGATCCTCTCCCGTCTGTTGTTCCTGATATATCATAACTATCACAACCCAAAGCACCCATGTGTTCGTTACCAGGGTATCTAGCTCCATTCTTAATTATTTGCCTGTTCTGTATATCGTGAGCAGGTGTCCAAGTTATTAAGAACCTACCTTGTGGATTTGGACTAAATATAACTTTAGAATCTTTTATACCGTTTTGCCATTGAAAACTACCTCTTGTAACTACATTACTGTTAGCTAAGTCTTCGTTGTAATCTATTTGTTCGTATATTTTTGCTAAGTTAAATATACTGTTTTTAGTTTCATCTCTAAAAGCGTGTTCCTCTGTTCTAGGGAACTGTCTGTAATATTCGTTTAGAGCGTCCTGGTCGCCTTTTAATCCTTCAGCCTCATTATTCCAATGTTCTATGACTCCGACTTCAATAGGGTCGCCATGTGAGTCCTCACAGCCTTCTGGTGGGGTATTGAATACAGGCATCCCATAAGCATCAATGAATCCTTCGTAATTCCATTCCATAGGAATGAACAAAGAATATAATCCTGAGCGAGTTTGTCCGTTAGCGTTTCTTTTTGTAACGTCTGATGTTGCATATAGCTTTTTAAAATTCTCACCACCTTTATCTAAAGCGTTTGACGTTGATCCCATCATACACTTTCCAATAACTCTTGCCCCTAGCCTTAATGTTGTTTTCGTAACCCTCCAGTTGTTGAGGATGTTGTTCGGCCTTTCCCATTTACCCGATTCATCATGGACGAGAAGTTTGAGTTTCTCCCCATCGTACGCGTTATCACCGGTGTTTTTCCAGTCAATCGTTGTGTCAAGTCCTGCGATGATCTCTGTGGCCTTATTCGAATCGAGTCGCCTCCTTGTGAATTTTGACGCAGGTACTCGGTACGCAAGTTCTGTCTTCGGTCTGTCCATACCGTCTTGTACGGGTTTAAAGAAGAACGGCAGGTTAACAGAAATGGGTACAACCTTATCTGTGAACATTTTCTTTGCATCGGCGCCAGATTTGGACAAAATCCCAAAACGCGCGTCGGACGATATTGTTGCCATATTAACGGTCTCCCCAGATGCCATGAATGAAAACCCTGAACGTCTGTTCTTGAGATAGCACATACCATAACTTCTTCTGTCTGCTTTACAAGCTTCCCAGAATATGTAGAATAATCTGTTTGATTCCCTAAATTCTGGCTTCCCAACATCAATCTTGGACCACTGCAGGTACATAAAGTGAGTACCAGTAATGTAAGTATCCACGCCCTTATTATTAAACCAGTGTCCGTTTTCTCTTTTATTAAATTGCTCATCTATATATGGTCCCCATTTAGTTTTAAAATCTTCAGGATAATCCCTCCAATCAAATATACTCTTTATAGCATTTAATTCTCTAGGGTACTCCTCGACAGTCCATCTGTCTGTTGTCTTATCTAACTTCCCTGGTGACTTCGGCAAAGCTATCCTAAGGTTTTGTATTTCGTATATTTCACCTATTTGACCAGTTTTGCTTATTACTACAATGTTGTGCTCTTTGTTGTATCCATACCCCCACTTCTTACTTTTATTAAGTCTAGAAATAGTTGTAAGTTTTACAGGGGTTACTACCTTATATAGATTCTGCTCGTACATTACTTAGATCTGTTTTCAGCAAAGCCTTTGAACTCTATTGTTTCAAGCTCTTTCTTAGGTTTGTTCTCCAACACTCTTTCTTCCTCCTCTATACGTGTTAGTATTTCAAAAGCGTCAAATATAGCTAGTTTTTTTGTGGCTGCGGCATTTTTAAGTTTATCCGCAGTTAGGTCGTCGTCTGAATCTACAATAGGCTCTTTAGCTACTTTTATTAACTCCTCAACTGCCTTTTGCCCAGCTAGGATTATATTCCTCTTCGTTTCCTTTGTATTCATATTTAATTGTGATTGAATTGGCGGGTACTCGGTATAACCTCTGCCCTTCTATTACAAACTCATATTCTGAGTTCGGCTTAAAACCTACTAATGACTCGGTTTTTATTTCGTCATTACCTAGTTTTACAATACCTATTAATGGCTTCTCAAATGCTGCAGAAAACATCTTGTCTTCTTTTATGGGTTTAATAAAACAAAACCCTTTTAAGGCTCTCCATTCGTCGTCTCTTTTAAAAGCGTATATTTGATCAGCTTGTACAGTATAAACATCTTCAGCTAAATAATTTTTACTGTCTTTCTCATTACCTCTAACGTCTCTAAACCTTCTAAAAACATTATGATGCACAATTACGTCATCTCCTTCTTTTAATTCTTCATTACCAACTAGAGGTAAATTAAGTATTGTCCCTACTCTATTCGTATAACTGTGA